ACCACTGAACTAATTCCGCGAGGAGCCCTCGACTGGATTTGAACCAGCAATCTTTGCTTTACAAAAGCACTGCATCACCGTTATGCTACAAGGGCTTGTGATGATGTCTTTCTCTATGACAATTAGAACACAAGAGGACACACTTGTCAAGTTCATTCTCAACTCTACTCCATTCCCACAAACGAATTTTATTCCAGTTTGCTTCTTTTGAAGCGGGGTCTAAATGGTGGAATTCAAGTGCAGCTATACACTTATCATATCCACAATCCTGACACTTGCCTCCTTTATATTCTACAGCCTTCTCCTTTCTTTCTATCCATCTTTGCTTACATATATTATTGAAACAGGTTTTACAATAACTATAAAGTCTTGTCTTACCTTTTTCTTTTTTCTTATATGTATTCTCTTCAGATAGAAGAACTTTACAGGTAGAACAGTTAGCCATACATCATAAAGAAAGATTGGTTAGAGTTATTTATTCTAACCAACAGGTACGGTAGGACTCGAACCTACAATCTACGCTTTAGAAGAGCGGGGCATTATCCATTATGCTACGTACCCAAACCCTGGTTCCTATCGCCGCTGACCCTGAACCAGGAAGGGGATCACCGCAGTGGTCTCTCAACCACCTCTATAATATAACTGGTGTTGGTTGGATTGTCAACCCCTGAACTGACCGTAACCAGTTCCTGATTGCCAACGTACTGAACTTGAACCTTCTTGGAAGTTTTCAGAACCTCCCTGAGTCTCTTTGACAGTGTTCCAGTTCTTAGTTGCCAGTTCATACATCTCTTGATGAATGTTTTCTGACTCCTTAGAGAGATTGGTTTGTCTCTCAACTTCTTTATTATGATCGATTTGTTTTTGAATGTCAAGTCCTTTCTGAGTCTTGATTGAAGAACCAAACCAAGGATCATCAGGAAGGATGTGGGGTGCAGGAATTGACCTATAAGGTTTCTTAATTACATTCTTAATCTTATTGGATATCTTAAGTACCTTAACATCTTTTTTTACTGATATCAGTTTTTTAAGTATAGATTTAATTTTTTGGATCATGCGAATACCATCTTTTTAGTATAATCGTATGCATATTGTTGACGATACCCTTTGATACCCCACCCTAACCAGTAGTAAGCAGGAACCATATACTGAGTGACTGTCTTACCAGGACCCTCAAACTCAGGAAGATAACGTTGGAATACAGATTCGTTGATCATGTATGCCGTTTGTCCCTCTAGTGAGGAAGGATCGTAACCATATTTAGTAGCAAACTTACCAAGGTTATTGTATCGTCCTATAGTGGTCCACTGAATAAGACCATAACCCCCACTATGGCAAGCGTTGTAAGGAACTCTAGCCCCTCCCTCACATATGTTGGGAATAAAGTTGCTTTCTGATTTAATGTTTCCCATGATCGTAGCAAGAGCATTGCGATCTGAGATTCTGGTTTTCTCTTGGAGTTGTTGTAAGACATACTTCTCGTTTGGTGAGCAGGTGGGGCAAGTCCAAGTCTTGTTGTCCACCTCAAGAGTGATTGCCTTGTCTTCGTTGACACTAACATCAACAGTAGGTGGGTTCTCAATTTCACTGATACTTGGATAAGCACAAGCAGCAGGGATAGATGTAATTAAAGCAAGTGAGAGAAATTTAGTAAACATTAAATTAATAGAAATCAACATCCGTCTCAAGGGTTTGACCCCTCACACGGCTCAAAGTAATTCTTACGGTAATACCGAACGAGAATGTTTGAATTGTAGTACAGGGGAACATCTTCTGTCAAGACCTTTGTCAGAACAATGTAAATAGGTTTATAGTTTATGGTAGAAAATATTTTTCATGTCTTGGAAATATAACGAAGAAAACTTTACTGAAGTGCCCAAAGGTATGGAAGGATTTGTTTACCTCATAACAAATTTAACAAATGATAAAAAATATGTTGGTAAGAAATCTTTTTGGACAAGAAGAAAAGATAAAAAGACTGGTAGAAGAAAAACGAAAGAGAGTGATTGGAAAAAATATTTTGGATCTTGTGATGAATTAAATGAAGATGTAAAACTTCTTGGTGAGGATAAATTTTTAAGAGAAATACTTTATTTGTGTCCTCACAAAAAATCAATGTCTTATTACGAAACTATGGAACAATTCAAAAGAGATGTTCTAATGACCGATGGTTATTATAATACAAACATTGAAGGAAGATTTTTTGTGAGTGAAAGAACTAGAATTTACGAAGTGGTTATGAGAAACGATAAGTTTTGCGATATGATAAGTGAGAAGATGAAAGATAAATCACATAATTCAATGCATAAAAAAATGAAGAATTAATCTTCATTGTCAACTAATTCCATGGTATTTGATGGTTCCTCATGGAACCACCAATCAGTCTCACGTTTGGCTTGTGCTTTTTTAGAGTTGAAAACCCGAGAAAGTATCTTTCTTAACATCTTGTTTGATTCCTCCAATTAGGTAACTTTCAACCTCTGTTTCTTGTGGAGCAACTTGAAGACCCTTAGAAGAAATCCAATGTTGTGTCCAGGGGAGAGGATTATTCTTGGCAGCTACATCATAGACTGGTTTGAGACCAATCGCTTTCATACGACGATTGGCAATCCATTCAACATACTTCTGAAGAAGTACATCATTCAGACCAATCATAGATCCATCCTTGAATAGATAGTCGGCCCACTTCTTCTCTTCGTTGACAGCACGGTCAAACATTGCATAGACCCACTCTTCTTCTTCTTTAGCAATCTGTTTCATGTCAGGATCATCACCCTGTGACCACTTGTTCAGAATATTCTGAGTGATAGCAAGATGTTGATTTTCATCTCTTGCAATCAGTGAGATGATTTTGGAAGATCCCTCCATGAGTTTAAGTTCACCAAAGGCGAAACTACAAGCAAAACTAACGTAGAAGCGAATACCCTCAAGAATGTTAACGTTTGCAACTGCTCTGTAGAGTTTACGTTTGACATCTTTGATTTGGTCCTGTGAAGTGTATGTATCACGAAAATCTTCCTGCCACATACTACCATTACCCCATGTTTGAGCACTTTCGATAAATGCATCATAGGACTCCGTCACACTTGAAGCCCTTTCAAGAATACGATTGTCTGTAATGATATGATCAAAGATATCACTAGGATCAGGATATACGTTCTTGATAATATATGTATAGGAACGACTGTGAATCATCTCCATAAATCCCCAGACTTCCATACACGCTTCCAGTTCAGGAAGTGAACAGTAAGGAATGAAAGCCATACCAGGACCACGACCTTGAACAGAGTCCAACATAATCTGATACTTTAAGTTAGAAGTATAGATATGTTTCTGTTCAGGACGAAGTGTTTGATAGTCCGCTCTATCTTTTTGTAGAGAAACCTCTTCTGGTCTCCAGAAATAGCCCAGTTGTTGAGTAGTCAGTTTCTCAAAGACTGGGTACTTATATGAGTCGTATCTTTGTATTCCTAGGGGTTTACCAAAAAACATTGGTTGTTTCTTGGTATTAACTTGTTCTGTGTTGAAGACCGTCATCCCCTTGACGGTCTGTTTGTTATTGTTATTTTCTTTACTTGCTACGAAATCGTACTGCATTTACACCTCTGTTCTAGATTTTACAGCTTTCACAATCATCCTCTTCAGACTCCATAATATCATTTAGGAGATTTGAAAGTTCAGAGTTTTCCTCTGGAGCTTCATCCGTCTTGATATCATATGTATTCTGATAGTAACTAGTCTTCCATCCCAACTTGTATGTTGTCAAGAAGTCTTGTGCCATTACAGAAACTGGAACCTCATTGTCAGGGTAGTTCTCAGGGTTGTAAGACCAGTTACCAGAGATGGCTTGGTCAAAGAACTTCTGCATCACAGCCACAACATTAATATAACCACGATTAGAAGACATATTCCACAGAAGTGTGTAATTATTTTTAAGAGATCCATACTGAGGGACAATCTGTTTAAGCGGTCCCTTTTTGCTCTTCTTAATGGACAGATAGTCTCTAGGTGGTTCGATTCCATTTGTTGCGTTTGACACAACGGAACTGCTCTCTGAAGGCATTTGTGCGGACAGTGTTGAGTGCCGTAGTCCATGGGTGGATATAGAAGATCGTAGAGACTCCCAATCATGTTGTAAGGTTTGTGACGAA